ATAAAAATTATGAATTTTAAAACAATAGAACGACTGATAAAAAAATATCCTTTTTTAAAAAATAAAAAACTTACACCATACCAAGAAAGGTATTTATTAAATAATGATATAATTTCAGTTGATGGAAATTTAAACATAAATTGTGTTGATTGCATAGAATGTGAAAATTGCATTAATTGTGAAGATTGTGAAGATTGTGAAGATTGTAAAGATTGTTATAATTGCGTAGGTTGCTATGATTGCATTAATTGTGAACTTTGTTTTGGCTGTAATTATTGCAAAGATTGTATATATTGCAGAAGTTGCAGAAATTGCGAAGATTGTGAAGGTTGCATTGATTGCACAAATTGTGAAAAATCGTTAAGTTGCAAAGATAGTCACGCTTGTAAAAATTGTGCATATTGTAAAGATTGTGCATATTTATTTAATTGCCATAATTGTAAAAATTGCGAAAAATTAGAACATTGTTTTAATTGTAAAGATTGCATACAATGCCTTTATTGTGTAGAATGCCTTAATTGCAAAGATTGCGCAGGTTGTGATAAATGTGTTGGCGAATATAATTTAAAATAAAAATGGAAAAATACAAAAATCATTCAGAAAAAATTAAAAAAGGGCAAGCAAAATCAGACAAAAAGGCAGGAAGACCAAGAGAGATTGACAGAAATGAGATAAAAGAGTTAAAAAAAAATTATACAATAATGAAAATTTCAAAAATGAAAGGAATTTCAAGGCAAGCAATTTATAATATCTTAAATGAAAAATAATTAAAATGAATACTAAAACAAAAGATTTATTGAAAGCATATAACAAAGCAATTAATGAACTACTTGTTGAAATCTTGCTAAGATCAGGTTATGAATATGTAATTTTTGGCGTTCACGATGGTAAGCAATTATTTGATTGTGAAGCGGCAGAGGGTATAAATTTTTTAGCAGGTGATGGATATGATGATGGGGAAATAATTACAGGATATTGGGTAGGTGGAGATATTGGGGGTATTTTAGTAGTCAATGAAGAATGGTTTATAAAACCAGAAATATTGAAGCAAGCTGTAGAGCTAAAAGTAGCTAATATTGACGATATATTTGATTATTATGATTATATGCATGACGCGGAGGAAAGAAGGAAAAAAGTTTTAAATTTTAAAAATTGGTATAAATTAAAATAATTACTTGACATATTAAAAAGAGTTAATTATACTTAGTTTTGTAATTAATTAAAACTAAAAAAGACTATGAAAACTTGGAACGAGATATTAAAAGAATCAGAAAAATTACTAGATGTAAAATTCTACATAACCCCTAACAAACAAATTAAAATTAAAACTACCTACTGTTCTGAATGGTGGTGGTATTGCGACCTTACAAAAGACGATATTACTAATAAAGAAACTTTTCAAAATTTAGTTAATCGAGATTTATCAGATAGAAAAAACTACCTTTCTTTACTATATAAATAATTACTTGACATATTAAAAAGAGTTAGTTATAATTGATATTGTAATTAACTCAAACTAAAAATAAAATGGAAAAAATAGGATATTTAAAAGCAGAAAAAAAAGTTTTTTGCGAAGTGTGTAGTTCTTCTTATAAAAGAAAAATGAAAGCAGCTATATATAAAAACACCCCAGAAGAAAAGGAAGAAGCAAAAAAAAAGTTATTTAAAAAACTATCAGAAAAATATATTTGCAAAATTTGTAAATCTATTATTGGAACCGCATAATTCAAACTAAAAAACTATGAGTAATATTAAATTCCTTAAAAAATCTATCAAAAAAGACGATATAAAAGTAAAAGTATCTTACAGCTATTCAAGACCTGATGAGGTTATTGACGGAAAAGAGAGAATAACAATTTACGAAAAAGACTGGAGTCACAATTTAAAAAAGATATTCCAAAATGTAGAAGATAACAATGATGTATTAATTGATTATAGAGAGTCTTTAAAAGTAAAAATATTTCCTGAAAATCCTTTATTCGAGAAATTAAAACCACTTTGTTTTAATATATAATATAAAAGGGAGGGTAAAACCTCCCTAAGCTTGACTAATTAAAGAATTAACTTATTATGTAATTATAATAATCTTAATTAATTAAATATGGCAGTAAACAAAAAGCAAGAAGACAAAGAAAAATCAGGAAGGCCGAGAGTAATTCCTCAAAAATGGAACGAAGAATTAAAAAAGAAGATATTAGACAGTTATGAAAACGGCGGGAGTGATATTGTAGCGATTGCTTTATTGGATATTACAAGAGAAACTTTTTATAGAATATTAAGATCAGATGAAGCAAACCTTGAACCAATAGAGATAGATTTTTTAGACACTATTAAAAGAGGGAATATATTAAGTCAAGTTTGGTGGGAAGAAAGAGGACGAAAAGGAACGATTGGGGAGATTGACGGATTTAATAATGGGGCGTTTGTTTACAACACTAAGAACAGGTTTAAGAGGGATGGTTATAATTGTGTTTGGGCTGATAAGCAAGACCTGGAGCAAAATATTAAATCAGATGATGGCATACCAGTAATATTTAATCTAAAAACAGAAAATAACTAAAAAACTGAACCCTTGTAAATCAAGGGTTAGGCAACTTCTTCCACGCGGTGGAGACGAAAAAAACTGCATGAAAAACTTAGAAGTATTAAAAAAGATAAATAATTTAAAAATATCAGATTTTAAGACACACCTAAAAAGATATAAAGTTTTTAATCTTAAAATTTACACTCTACCAAAATCATATATAAACAATATGCAGGACGATGTTTATTCATGCCTTATAATAGACGATGATAAACTAACAATTAAAAAAGAAGAAAATGATATTTTAATATCTGTTAAGAGTTTATTAAGAAAAGCGAATGGAGTTTAATTTACATTATAAACAAACGTTATGCTTAACAAGTAAGGCAACTGAAATTTTATATGGAGGTGCAGCAGGTGGGGGCAAGTCTCATTGTATGAGAACTTTGGCAATTGGTTATGCGGGATTTATACCTAACATACAAATTTATTTATTTAGAAGGAAGACAGAAGATTTAAAAAAAAATCATTTATATGGCAAAAATGGATTTTTAAACATTTTATCCCCATTGATTGAAAAAAGAATAGTAAAAATAAATGAATCGACTGGGAAAATTGCTTTTAAAAACGGTTCTATGATTCATTTGTGTCATTGTCAACACGAGAAAGACGTTTACAATTATCAGGGTGCAGAAATAGATATTTTACTAATAGATGAATTAACCCACTTTACAGACTTTATATATAAATTTCTTAGGGCAAGATGCAGAACGGCAGGGCTTGTATATCCTGAAAACACACCAGATTTCTTACCTAGAACATTACCAAGGATAATTTGCGGATCAAACCCTGGTGGAGTGGGACATGAATTTGTAAAAAGTGAATTTATAGACAATAAAGACCCTTTAAAAATTTACGAGATGGATCCAGCAGAGGGAGGAATGACAAGGCAGTTTATACCAGCAAAATTGAACGACAACCCGACAATGACTCAAAGCGACCCTAATTACAAGCATAAACTATTAGGGTTAGGGGGTGCATTAGCTAGGGCAATGCTAGAAGGCGACTGGGATGCTATCGAGGGGGCTTATTTTGATACTTTTAATAAAGATACTCATATAATACCAAGATTTGAAATACCAAAAGACTGGTTTAAAATACGAGGTTTTGACTGGGGTTATTCTGCACCTTTTGGGGTATTGTGGGCGGCTATAAGTGATGGAAGTTTATTGAACATTAGGGGGAAAGAAATTTCATTACCTCGCGGTAGTCTAATTTTTTATCGTGAATATTATGGATGGACAGGAAAACCTAATAAAGGATTAAAAATGGAGTTGCCAGAAATAGCAAAAAACACGGTGGAAAGACAAGGGAAAGAGAAGATGAATAGACAAGTTGCAGATCCAGCAATTTTTGATGAAAGTAAAAAAAATATGGGAATGACACAGGCCGAAGAGTTGGCAAAATATGGATGTATTTATGAAAGAGCCGACAATAAAAGGGTAGCAGGTTGGCAACAAATAAGAACAAGATTAACAGGAAAAGATGGCAGACCATTAATGTATATTACCGAAGATTGTAAAAACTTAATAAGAACACTACCAATAATGCAATATGACAGAACGAAACCAGAGGACTTAGATACAGCACTAGAAGACCACTTGATGGACGTGGCCAGATATATAGCAATGTCAAGACCTATAACAATAGATATAAAGGAGGCTTTACCAGATCCAACACAGGATTTTTGGGAAAACTTTAACCCGCACCAAGTAAGAAAAGGAAAGAAAAACAAGAACTATGAATAAACTTGACTTTTAACTAATTTTACATAACCTAAAAAAAAGTTATTTACTATAAGAATCATGAGCAACGAAGATAAAAAGAAATCAAAACAAAAATCAGATTTACATGAAATCTGGAAAAAAGAAATTGAAAAATGTTTAATATTTCATGAGAAATATTTTAGAGAATCAAAAAAATATGAAAATATTTATAAAGATCAATATAACATAGAAGATGTAAACAGGTATAATATATTATATGCCAATACCGAAACATTAGCCCCCCTGGTGTATTCAAAACTACCCAAGCCTAATATAACAAGAAGATTTAAAGATGAAAATGAGGAGGCTAAAATTGCAAGTGAAATTTTAGAAAGAGTCACAACTTTTTTTTTAGAAACAACAAAAGCAGATACAATTTTCAGTAAAGCAAGAAAAGACTTTTTAATTAATGGGCGTGGTTTGGTTCGTGTTTACATGGAAGAGGGAGAAGTTGTAAAAACCGAAGAGGGAGAAGAAATTCTGGACGAAAGCAACAAAAAAATCTTCTTAAAAAGAATAGAATATAAAAATTTTATAACAGATTACACAGCGACCAGTTGGGACGATTTAAATTGGTTAGCTTTTAGGTCTTATAAAACACAAGGAGAATTATTGGAATTGTTTGGCGAAGATGCAAAAGACTTAGAGCCAGATTCAACGGACAATGATGGAAAACTAGAAACTTTAGAAATTTGGGAAATCTGGGACAAGGTAAACGATCAGGTATTATGGTACACACAAGAAAAGATTATTCAAGTAGATCAAAACCCTTATAATTTAAGCAATTTCTTCCCTATAGCTAGACCAGTAGGCACCGATAGCGACCCTAGTTCATTATTGCCTATACCTTTGTATAGGATGTATAAATCACAAGCTGAGGAATTAAATATTTTAGATGAAAGAATAAGATCTTTAACGGAGCAAGTAAAATATACAGGCGTTTATAATTCAGTTGCAGAGAATGAAGATGTTCAAAATTTATTTAATGGAGAAGACGGGGACTTTGCCCCTATGTCTGGAGGTGCAACCGTAGATATTAAAAATCAAATTTATATAAAAGATATAGTCCCTATTGCTAACACTATAACCATTTTAACACAACAAAAAGCACAAATTATTAATAATATAAGAGAAATTACGGGATTATCTGATATTGTTAGGGGTGTAAGTATAGCGAGCGAGACGGCAACAGCACAAAGACTCAAGGGCGATTTTGCTATTAGTAGAATCCAACCTTTACAGAAAGCTAATGCCATTATGATAAAGGACACTATAGAAATTATGGCAGAGTTAATTTGCGAAAACTACAAAATAGAAGAGTTGGCAAAAATTTCCGGTTGCCAAATAGTAAGTTTAAAAGATATTGCAGAAACAGCACAAGACAACCAGAATATGCTATTACAAGAAGCAGTAAACAACTTGCCAGAAAATTTGTCAGGTGCAGAAAAAGTACAACAAGTAGAATTGTTAAAACAACAAGCCAAAAAAGGATTTGATAAGACTATGAAAATTGCACAAAACGAATTGAAAGGTTTTGCAATGGAGATAGACCAAGTAAAAAAAATAGATGAAATATTAAAAGATGATGTTTTAAGATCTTTTTCAATAGATATTGAAACTGACAGCACTATTGAGGTTGACCAACAAAGAGAAAAGACCGAAAGATTTGAATTTGTTAGCAGTGTAACAAACTTTGCAAGTCAATTTACCCCTTTGGTGCAAGCTGGAATATTACAGCCAGATGCTTTTAACGAGTTTTTAGGGTTTATAGCAAGACCTTTTAAAGTAGGTAGAAATCTGGAAGAGTTTTTACTATCTAAGCCAGAAGAGGGAAAAGAAGAGGAGCAACCCTCACAAGAGGAAGTCTTGGCACAAGCAGAAAACGAAAGACAAGAGAGAGAGTTTCAATTTAAAGTAGAGAGTGAGAAAGCTAAAATTAACCTAGAGCAACAAAAGATTGATATTGAAAAGGCTAGAGTCTTGCAAAACCAAAGACAATTTGAAGATAAGATTGATTTTGAAGATGCAAACAAGGCGGCAGATCGCCAAGCAAAAGTTTTAGAAAAAGTAGCACCATCTCCAGAAGAGATAATCGAATCAAGAACACAACGACTTAATGAACAAATAAGAAATGACTAAAATTCTAGGAATAAGTGAGGACGGCGAATTATTTGAGGGTTATGACTCACCATTAGAGGATAACATGAATATATTGCCTAAAATTGATAAGATAGAAATTTTAAATACCTTGATTAAAAGGTGTGAAAAAGAAAAGTTGAAATTGTTAAAAAATGACTAGAAAAGTTTTAAAAACTATAGACGGGAAAAAGCAATGGGTATTTGATGGATACGGAAAAGGCGGAGCATCAAAACAAAGAAAGATGCCTGCTTGTGGAGAAGATTTGACAATAGACGGTTATATCTCTAAGCATGGAGGAATTGAAAGCCATGTTGATAATAAGGTTTACACTACAAAAAACGGATACTTAAATCATTTAAAAATAAATAATTGCCATATAAAAGATTATTAATTTTACATAACCTTGACAATTAATTTTACATAATCTATTCTTATTAAAATAATTATCTTTAAATATTTTTATGTCAGATACATTAGAAAAAAACAGCGATTCATTAGCTGAAATTCTGGAAGAGAATAACGAAACTCAAGAAATTGAGAATCAAGAAACTGTTCAAGAAAACAATATTGAAAATAATGATACAGAAGTTGATGCAGAAAACGCACCAACCGAAGAATCAGAAGATCCAGAGGAGGAGCTTAAATTTATTAGATTAACCAGTGGTTGGACTAAGGAAGAAAAAGAACTCGTCAAAAAAATTAAAGACCCTGAATTAAGACAAGAAGCAGTAGAAGCTACCAAAAAAAGAAGAGTAGATTTTGATCGTAGAAGTCTTGAACTCGGGAATACTAGGAAAGAGTTGGCAGAAATGCGAGCAAAAATAGAGGAGCTAACCTCGAAGCAAAATAACCCTGTTGCAGAAAATGAAGATGAATATCTAACAGAGCAAGAGCTAAAGCAAAAAAAACAACTTGAAAATGTTGAGAGACAATTGCAAGAGTTAAAGGAACGGGAAGCGGTAAGCCAAGCTCAAACGGTGCAAAAAGAATTAACAAGCTTTGCACAAAGTCAAAATGAAGATGGAAGTTTAAAACATCCTTATTTTGAAAGAGTTAGAAAGAATATGTCTTTGTTATTCCAAGCAGATCAAAACGGCACAATGACCTTAGAAAAGGCATATAATAAAGCAGTGTTACTTGATGATGAATTAGAAGGAGAGCAAAGGCAAGAATTACTTTTAAAAGAGAAGATTAAACAAAAAGAAGCTCTTGAGAAAGTGAAGAAAAATAAAAAATATTCTCCTAGCGTAGGCAGTGGCAATAAAAACCTTTCCGCCAAAGAGTTAAACTCTAAGGCTATTTCTGAACTTTTTGCATAATCTTTAAACATTTATTAATAATAATTTTAATAAATTTTAAAAATGACTAATCCTAATATTTCGGAGATATTGACAACGACATTAAATAACTATAAAAAAGAAGTTATTGACAATATCGAAAATTTCCACCCTTTATTTATAAGACTAAAAGAAAAGGGAAATGTAATTAAAGAATCTGGTGGTGTAGCTTTTAGAGAAAATCTAACTTATGCTTCAAATGGAACAGTACAATTTCAGGGTGAATTTGATACTTTTGACACCACTATCCAAGATGTCATTACCGCAGCAGATTTTGAACAAAAAATCATTACTGGTACTATTTCAATGTCTGGTAAGGAAATGAAACAAAACTCTGGTAAAGAAAGAATTGTAAATTTAATGGAGGAGAAAGTTAAAAACTTAGAAAGCTCAATTAAAAATATACTAGGATCTGCTATTTATTCAGATGGCACTGGTACAGGTGGTCAAGAAATTGGCGGTTTGCAATTACTAGTTGCTGATGACCCAACATCTGGAACGGTAGGCGGTATCGATAGATCTTCGACAGAAGGTGCTTTTTTTAGAAACAAAATCTATGATTTTTCAGTAGAGTCAGTAACTAAAGATGCAACAACTATTCGAAAAGCAATGAATAGCCTTTACAGAAGATGTCAAGCTCAAGCTGGTAAACAGATTGATTTGATAACTGCTGATGATATAAACTTTGGATTTTATGAAGATTCTTTACAGACTATCCAAAGAGTAGCTAGCAGTAAATTAGCTGACGCAGGTTTCGATGTATTACAATACAAAGGAGCTGATGTTTACTATGATCCAGAATGTCCTGCTAATCATATGTATTTCTTAAATTCTGAACATATTAAGTTAAAACATTTAGGAGACTTCTTGGAAAAAGGGGAAGTAACTAGACCAGTAAACCAAGATGTTTATGTATTGCCAATGACAGGTTTAATGAACCTAACCATTGATAATGCAAGAGTACATGGTGTAATGATAGACTAATTAACAAGAGGGGGGTAATCCCCCTCGCAATATTTCAAATAATGTCAAATTTTAAAAGTATAGAAAACACAATAAATCCACAAAAGATAGATGAAACTTCAACAGTTAAAAATCTTCCTTTAGGAACTATTATTAAAGCAGTAGATAAAGCAGATACTGATTATGGTATTGGTGAGTTTATTTATTTAAAAGGTGTTGCATCAACGGTTGTTGGTTCAGCAGTTGTATATAATCCTGATGATTATTCAACAACTTTAGCCTCTGCAAATGCAATCGGTTCAGTAGCTTTTGCATTATCTATTAATATAGCTAACCAATATGGTTGGTATCAGATCAGTGGTAAAGCAGTTGGTAAAGTAGCAGCTTCTTTTGCTGATAATGCTGATTGCTATTTGACCTCAACAGCAGGTACTATTGATGATGCTGATGTTGCTGGTGATTACATAAGTAATTGCAAAGGAGCTTCTGCTATTGACACTCCATCGACTGGTTTAGCAGAATTAGAGATTGCAAGACCTTTTGTTAGAGACGGTAAAGACAACTAAAACCTGTTAGGGGAGTAGAAACCCCTAACTTAATTAAAAAAATATGACAAAAAGAGAGTTAAAAAAAGGCGAAACTATAGTTAGTAAAGATAAGGCAGAATTTATCAATGAAAACGGATGGAATGTAGCGTTTTTTGAAAAATCAATAAAAACAAAGAATAATAACGAAATTGTAAAAGAATATATATCTATTTATAATTATAATGATAAATATACAAAATTAATAAGACCTACAGGAGAACAAAAATTTACTAATAAATTAGGAGATAGTTTTTTTATAGAAGATAAAAAAAGATTTCCAAAGGCTTATCAAGTTTTTATTGATTTACGAAACTTTTTAAATAAAAAATAATGACACTTTTAAGTATCGCACAAGAAGTACTGCAACAGACTAAGTCTGCGACAGTACCAACAACAATTGTAGGTAACAACCAAACAGTTGCCGTTCAAGTCTTGGAGGTGCTTAAAAGATCAATAGTCAACCTTGCTAGATCTTATTACTGGCAAGAGTTGTTAAAAGAATACAGTTTTAACGCGGTTGCATCTCAAAATAATTATAACTTACCTAGTGATTTTGACAGGATAGTAAATAATTCTTTTTGGAATACAACTGCCAAGCGAGAAATGATTGGATCTACCACTCCTCAAGATTGGAGGGAGTTGGTAAATAGTACAGTAGGATCTGGGGCAGTTTTAGAGTATTACAGGGTCAGAGGTAATGAAATTTTAATATACCCTACACCAACCGCAACAAATGGGTATGTCTTTGAATATGTAAGCAGTAATCTAGTAAAAAGTAGCGGAGGAACTGCTCAAGCTAGTTGGCTTGCTGATACAGATATTTCTATAATAGATGAATATATATTAAAGTTAGATGCAACTTGGAACTTGTTAAAAGTACAAGGCAGACCATATGCAGAAGATCAAAGAACAGCTAATCTAGCACTAGCTGAAAGAATGTCAATTAATGCAGGCAGACAAACCGTCAGACACAAAGCAACAAGATTAAGAAATGGTAAAATTGGTTATCCAGAAATTATAACAATTTAATGGTATTAGAAATATTAAGACAATATCCAGGATTACAACAAGAACGAGTAGGGCAGGCATTAAGAACTAATGTTGCCGCACCAACTGGTGGTCTTAATAGTAGAGATTCTTTATCGCAAATGGAAGCTACAGACGCTCCAGAAATGAAAAATTGGTTCCCTTCACAAGGTAAAGTAGTAACAAGAAAAGGCTATTCAGAATACGCAACAGGGTTAAACGGTAATGTAGAAACTTTAGCAGAATTAAGAGATGGTACAATTAAGAAATTTATTTGTGCAAATTCAGATGAAATAAACGATGTCACAAACCCCTCCTCAATAACCAACTTAGGATCAGGATTTGCAAATGCCAGATGGCAAACAGTAAGCATGAATGGCAATTTATTGTTATTTAATGGAGCGGACACTCCTCAAGTATATAATGGCACTAGTTTAAGTAATTCAACTATAAATGGTACAGGATTAACAGCAACAGAATTAGACGGTTGCAATGTTCATAAAAATAGGCTTTATACTTGGTCAACTGATGATTCTTGTTTTTTTTACGGAGCAACAAACGCAATACAAGGATCTTTTACTAAATTTGATCTTGCTGGTATAGCTCCTTATGGGGGTAATTTAATTGCTATGGCAACTTGGAATCACGATGGAGGAGATGGAGTTGATGATTACGCCCTTTTCATAATGTCTAGTGGTACTGCTATATTATATGATGGATCTGACCCTTCTGATGCTAACAACTGGAGTTTAGTAGGTATATATAAAATAGGATCTCCATTGAGTGTTAGATCAGTTATAAAAGTAGGTGGAGATGTTGCAATAATGACAAACCCAGACTTTGTATTCTTTTCAGAAGTATTTAAGAATGGTGGGGCAGTAACTTCTCAAACTAAGTTATCAGGTGTAGCTTTAGACTCTGCTAATTTTTATTCTTCTAATTATGGTTGGGAGGTTGTTTTATATGCAAAGGCTTCAATAGGTGGTTGGTTGTTTTTTAATGTACCAGTTGCAACTAATTCAATTTACAAGCAATATGGTCTAAATACGATTACAGGAGCAGGATTTGAGTTTTCAAATATGAATGCAAGAACTTGGGGATTGTACAATAGTAGTTTGTATTTTGGAGAAGATGGATCTATAATGAAAGCAGATGATGGTTTAAGTGATAATGGGAGCAATATTCCTTGCACAGTACAGGCTGCTTATTCTGATTTAGGTTCACCACAAGAAAAAGTAGTGAATGAATTTAGAAATATAATTAATGTTGATGGTAATGTTGTTTTAAACACATCTATTAGTTTTGATTATGGAGCAAGAGCAGTAACCCAAGATGTAAGCAGTGTTTCCTCTGGCGTTCCTTGGGGGTCTCCTTGGGGGTCTCCTTGGTCTCCTGTAAGTGCAATTAGGAACGAGTTAGTTGTAACTTCTGGTGAAGGTGTAGCTTTAGGTATGAAAATTTTTGTTGCCTTAAATGGTCAACAGCTTAGTTGGTATAGAACTGACTATAGCGTAACAGTTAATAATATTTTATGAAAAGTGAAATTATACCAAAAGGCAAGTATTATGAAGAAATAAGTAACTGGTGGAAATCTTGGAATTTTCCAATAATACCACTTGCTTCTTTACCAGATTTTGGCATAATGATTTCAGACAAAGAAAAGAATATTTGCAATGCGTGGCTATATGAGACAAATTCTAATATATTATTATTAGAATGGTTTGTTGTTAATAAACAAGCTAGCAAAAAAGAGAGAAAAGAGTGTTTTACTCATTTAGTAGATTTTGCAAGTAAATATGCAAAACTAAAAGGTTTTAATGTTTTATTCTCTTCTGTAAAAAATGAATCACTTATCAGAAAGTTGATAGATAGTGGTTACAGCAATACAGAAAAAGGAATGGTAAATTTAACTAAAATTATTTAATTATGGCAGTTTCAACAGGTGCGGCAATAGTAGGGGGTTTAGGGTTGTTAGCGGGAGGTGCGGCATCTCAAAAAGGAGGATTAGGTATAGGCGGAGCTTTTAAAGGTCTGCCAGGTGGCAAGTTGTCTTTAGCAGGCAGATCTCAAGAACAAATAACAACAGCTAATTTATTTAAAAGCTTATCAAAAGAACAGAAAAAAGATTTATTATTAAATAATCCTAATATTGAAAGCCCAGGTGGTCGCCAAATATACGACCCCTTAACAAATACTATAAGAATCGAAGAATCAGAATTTCAAGCAGGACAAAGAGGAAGGCAAGAAAGTTTGGCAAGAAGTTTATCAGAACAATTACAGGGTGTAGAATTATCTGATACAGATCCTGAGGCAAGATTTGAACAAGGCAGACAACTACTAGAGCCAGCTTTTACAGAACAAAGAGAGCAACTAGAGCAATCTTTGGCAGATAGAGGCATTCCGGCAGGCAGTGAGGCATACGCAAGAGAATTGAACAGATTAGAATCTTCACAAGGTAGGCAGTTGCAACAACTATCTTTTGAATCAGTACAGACAGCAGAGGCTCAAAGATCGGCAAGGTTTAACGAATTAGCATCCTTACTTGGTAATGCACAGGTAGGAGGTGTAGGTTTTGGACAATTCCAACCTCAATTTAGTGGATTAGATTTGTTTGGTGCGGAGCAGGCTGGTTTAAACAGAGCTTTTGAAGGCGAACAAATGAGAAAACAAAGATCGGCAGACAAAAGAAATGCAATGATCGGGGCTTTAGGAAATCTTGGTGGTGCTGGTATATCGGCTTTTTCTGACGAAAGACTAAAAGAAAATATTCATAAATTAGGAGAATCACCAAGTGGTTTAGGTATTTATCAATTTAGTTATATTGGTGAAGAATCAAAAACTCCAAACCATATTGGAACTATGGCTCAAGAGGTGTTAAAAATTAATCCTGATGCAGTTAGTAAAAAAGATGGTTATTATATGGTAGATTACAGCAAAATTGATGTTATACCTTATATTATAAATAAAAAAGAATATGGCGATAAATAGAAAACTACTAGAACAAGAATTAGCGAGAGCAGGACAAATAACACAATCTGCAGTAAGTGGAGAAGGTTTTGATCCTCGAGGTGGTTATGGAGTATTAGCGGCACAACTAGGAACTGCCGCAATAGGTGCTTTTGCTGAAAAGAAAGCTAGAGATAAACTAATGCAACAAGAGGAATTGAGAAAACAGAAGATGGGGGCAATGCTAGAAAGTCAAGGCTTATCTTCTGACTTAGCTGACTTAATGTCTCCTGCAAGTCAAGATGCTCTTGTTCAACAAATTATTAAATCTGAACTAACTACACCTGCCGCACCAAAATATGATATAAGAGAGGGCGAAGGGGGTTTTGTAAGGATTGATCCACAAACTGGAACAGCAGAACCAATAAAAACTACACAAGGCGAACCATTAAGAAGTAAGGTAAAGGAGGGTAAAGCTAAAGATTTAGAATTATCAGAAGGGCAAAAAGCAGCCGACAAAGAGTTTGCAAAAGAATATGTGGATTTTAGAGCAAAAGGAGGGTATGCAGACGTTAAAAAACAAATGTTACAATTAAGAGGAGTAAGCGATGACCTTTTAAATAGTAAGAAAAATTTAACGGGTCCTGGATTCGGTTTTGTACCAGATACAATATTAGCATTTACAAACCCAGATGCATTATCTACAAAACAAAGAGTTGAAGAAGTTGTTCAAAGAAATTTAAGATTAATTCTTGGTGCACAATTCACAGAAAAAGAGGGGGAGAGATTAATAACTAGGGCTTATGATGAAAGATTACCCGAAAAAGAAAATGCTAAAAGAGTAAACTCTTTAATTGAACAGATGGATAAGGCAGCAAGATCAAAAGAAAGTGCTTCAAGATACTTTGAAGAAAAAGGAACTTTAAAAGGTTGGAAAGGTAAAAAGTATACTTTATCTGATTTTAATAAAAAATTAGGTATAAAAGAAGAAAAGAAATTAGAAGGAATTTCTAAAGAGGATAGTAATATAATTGATTTTAATAATTTATAATGCCTGATATAAGATTGCCAGATGGAAGAATAATTAAAAATGTGCCAGAAGGTACTACCAAAGAGCAGTTGACACAAAAATTGATTAATAGAGGGTTGTTAAGTGGTCAAGAAGATTTTATTCAAAAAGATAAATCTTTACTCTCTAAAATAGGAACTGCGACAGTAGAGGGGTTAGCAGGATTTACTGAAGGATTAGGCAGGGCGGCAGTAGGTGCAACACAATTAGGAGCTGAACTATTAGGACAAGAAGAATTTGCAGGAAAGATAGGGCAACAAGTAGCTAAAGAAAAAGAATTAGAAAAAGATGATCCAACAGCAAGAAAGGTAGGGCGTTTTATAGGAGGTATTGCACCAGCTTTACCAGTAGGTGCGGGCATGGGATTAATAAGAGGAGGTATAGCAGGAGGTGCAGCAGCAGAACTTATAGAACCGACAGAAAAAGGAACGGCAAAAGAAAGAGTGGAGCAAGTAGCATTAGGTGCAGGGTTGGGCGGTCTAACTGGTGGAGCTTTACTTGGTGCAGGCAAAACAATAAAAGGCACTGCAGGATTAGTAAAAAGGCAATTTGTAGCAACCAAGCCAGAAGATATACTTGCAAAAGGCATAAGACCAGAAGATGCTCAACCAATATTAGATAAATTACAAGAAGGTAAAATTTCAGTTATTCCAGATGTAGCAGGAGATGAAGTAAAA